CAACGCCGGCGACAGGCTCGAGCCGCTGCTCGTCGAACCAGGCGCTCTCGTTGAGCGATCCGTCATCCTTGACCTTGGGCTGCAGCAGCACCTGGTTGCAGCCGGTGATGTATTCGGCGCGGCCGGTCACCGCGCCGGCAAAGCCGGTGATGGTGTCGCGCATGGTCGATCCGAGAATGGCTTTCATGGCAAAAAACTCCCTTGGGTTGAAAATCAGATTGAAAATCAGGCGTCGCCGTTGACGATCTTCAGGCCGCCGGCGGCCTTCACCCCGGCGAGCGCCTTGCGGTATTCGGAAAGTCCGTGCTCCAGCTGCGCCGCGGCGCGGTCGATCGCCGACGCCTCGTTCGGCGTCACCTTGCCGTCGGCGAAAGCGGCGGCACCCGCCTGCATCAGCTCGCCGGCCTGGATGATCGCCTCGGCGTGCCTGGCCATGACGCCGCCCTGCTGCGCCACCGCAGCGTCCGGATCGGCCAGCCGGCGCCCGTTGATTTCCGCAAGGGCTGCCGTCATGCAGGAGGAGTGCGTCGCTGCTTCGAGCCGGATCATGGCGTCGAGCGTCATCAGCGTCGCATCGTCAGGATTGTTCCAGCGCCCGACGGTCGAGCGGCCGGTGTTGCCGCCAAGCGCGGCCACGGCACCGTCGATGCCGCCGCAGCGGCCGATCAGCTCCGCCTGGGCGGCCTTGATCCTGGCGAGGCGTGCAATGAGGTTCATGCCTGTTTCCCCCTGAAGACAAAGTGCAGTCCCGCGCCGGGATGAGCCGGCGCCTAATCCCGTGGCGGGATTGATGCGAAAGATTCAGTGTGCGGGTCAGCCCATCACGGAGGCCCGCATGACCAATTCAAATTCATCGACGAACACCCCCTGGCCGCAGCGCTTTGCGCGCCCCGTCGACCGGTCGAAAACGCACCACTGCACTGCGCTCGAAGTCCGGCAGATCGCCGAGATCGTCGGGGAGGTTCTTCAGCGCCGTGCGGTCGCGCTCGTCGAGCACGGCGCGGGCGAGCGGCCCGGCGCCGATCTTGCGCACGTAGTCGGCCAGCGCGAACAGCACCGCTTCCTCATTGGAGCATCGCTCGTAACTGGCGACGGCGTTGAGCAGGATCAGCGCGTATTCGGAAAGGGAGACGGAGCAGCCGGCCGGGGTTTGGGTGGCGACCGGCCGCTCCGTCTTTTCGCGCGCCCCCGCGCGAAACTCATCAAGGCCCTCGGTGTAGTGCTGAAATGCTGCCGAGGCTTGTTCAGCCTCGGCGCCGCGGTCAGGCGCTTGGGGAGCCATGACCTCCGAAGCGCAAGGCGCGCAGGAGGACTTCGCGGAACGCGGCACGAGCCGCTCGGAAAATCCGGCGGGCGCGACAAGCTGCGTCATGCTGCGCTCTCCTGGTTGACCGGAATATCGGCCGGCTCGATCGGATAGAGGTCCGGCCGCAGCACGTGCCGCGAAATGCCAGAGGCTCGTTCGATCGGGATCGCCATTTCGGCAGGGATCATGCCACGCAACTTCCAGGTCGAGACGTGGCTCCGCGTCTTGCCGACCATCTCGGCGAGCCTCGCCTCGCCCCCCACGGCATCACAGGCTTTGGTGAGCGCCAGGCGGCGCTCGGCCTTGATTTGTTCCTTGAGGTCTTGATTCATGGTCGCCACTCATACAAATGTAGGCAGCGTTGTCAATACCATTGTAGGCAACGCGCCGAGTACAATCGTAGGCATGAGTACATTTGGCGATCGGGTAAGGGCGGAACGCCTCGCGCAGGGGCTGAGCTATCAAGAGCTTGCCGATCGCGTCAGCAAGGCGGCCGGCATCAAATGCCCACGTGTCACCATTGAGAAGATCGAGGACCGCTCGTCGAAAATGTCGCAATGGTCGATCAGCATAGCTGCGGCGTTGAACGTCGACCATGACTGGCTGCTCACGGGCAAGGGTCAGAAGAAAATTCTGACCAGCATCGACAAGCGGCTTCGCCGGCTGACGCCGGACGCCTCGGAGCGCCTGCATCGACAGATCAATCTTCTGATCGACGATGAGGAAAGTTCGAAGACGCACTAAATAGTCTGTTAATGCTGCCTTCGCGAAGTTATCCACAGCCCTTGTATCGTGATTTGCATTCGGATCACGACCTGTCACGCTTGTAATCTTCTGTGAACAACACCGACAGAAGAAAACGCGGGGGTGCGCAATGGGCGGGGTACGTGATGGCAATGCCGTTTCGGCGAGGGCGCCGAGTTTACTTGACCAAAGCAATATCGACGACGAGCGAGAACTTCTTGCCGTCAACGCGTCCATTCATCCGGACGGCAACGAGGCGCAGTTGACGTTGCACACGAGCATCGGCAGTTTTCCCTTTCTTGTCATGCACGAGCAACTTTCGGCGGTCATCGCCGAGCTGCAAGCGGCCGCCGCTTTGATGCTTTCGCGCCAATCGATGCAGGCCGACGACGGCATGCTGGCCCTGGAGGATGCTTTCACAGCCGCCCTGAAGCCTGTCGAGACTTTTGTCAGGATCGATCCCGCGACCTCGGACCGGCTGTTCCTCATGCAGTTTCTCGACCGCCTGCCGCTGGCGATACGGATGGCGCCGGAGCAGGTCGCCGATTCGCTCGACCAGCTGATCCGGGTGACACGCCGATCAGCGAATTGACATAAAGGTCGCCATTACCTGCGGTTTCTGAAGCGCCATTCGACTGTCTACATTTGTATTTGACGTGCCTACGATTGTATGCGAATGTCGCGCCCGTTCATTCTTTTTGCGGGAGAGCGACAATGGCCAAAGATCCCAAGGCATGTCCTTTCGATCATCCGGTTGAATCCGGTTCGGCGATCGAGGCGATCAACGATCATTTCCACGGCGTCTGCAAGGACTGCGGCGCGCAAGGCCCGGAGCGCGACAGCTACGCCGCCGCGCTCGTCGCCTGGAATTCCCGCCGCCGGGAGCAACGCCATTGAACCCCGCCGAGCAGCTGATCGCCGAGGCGGCGAAATCCCCCGAGCACGAGGCGTGGATTTCGCGCCAGATCCTTGCCGGCCAAAGACCATCGCAGATCCTGGCGACGCTCGGCCGCGCGGTCGACCCGGCGGCGCTGCTGCGCCAGGCCGGCGGCGACGGCCCGGTCGGGCTCACGGTCGCCTGCGTCATCATGTTCGCGCTGCCCTTCTTCGCGCTCGGCTTCCTGCTGCCGACATGAGGACGCGCGACAAGCTGGCCGCCGAGCTTCGAAAGGTTGCCGCGAAGGCTTCGCCGGAGAACGCCGCGAAATATGAGGCTTTCGCCCGGCGCGCGGCGACCGGCGAGTTCGACGACTATGCCGACACCTATGCCTGCCCGATCACCCAACTCTATTCGGAACTGACGGCCGCCGGTTTCAGCAAGTTCGCCGCGCGCGTCGCCGCTGGCCAGTTCGACGCGACCAAAGAGGAAAGCGATGAATGGGCGCGCAGCCCGTCCGGCCAGGATGCTGCCAAGCAACTCTCGCCAGAGATGCGCGAACTTCTTGGCCTGAAACTGAACAACTAGGAGGAAGGAAGTCGGATGCCGCCTGAGATCAGCAATAAGGAAGCCATCGAAATGATGAACCGTTGCAAGGACGAGATTTTGTCCCTGCGAGCGCGCATCGATCATCTCCAGCCGAAGGCTGACGCCTATGACAACCTCGTTACTGTGCTGGGGCTGTTGCCTCGCAAGAGCATCGGTATTGGGGAAGACTTGGTGTGGACGCTTAACAAGCGCATCAGCGAATTGCAGCCGAAGCCAGAAGTAAGCCAGTCGGCATGACCCGGAAAGGCATGCAGGTTTCCATGTTCTCAATGGAGTAAACGCCAATGGAAGACAGGATCACTCACCTGACCGCCGACATCGTCTCGGCCTATGTCTCGAACAACGCGGTTCCGGCCGCCCAGCTGCCGGCGCTGATCGCCAGCGTCGATGCTTCCGTGCGCGGCCTGGGCGGTGCCGCTGCGGCCAAGCCGGCCGCATCCTTGGTGCCGGCCGTCAACCCGAAGCGCTCGATCTTCCCCGACTTCATCATCTGCCTTGAGGACGGGAAGAAATTCAAGTCGCTGAAGCGCCACCTCGCTACCGACCATGGCCTGACGCCGGAAGCCTATCGCGAAAAATGGGGCCTGCCCGCCGACTATCCAATGGTGGCGCCTAACTACTCCAAGACGCGCTCGGCGCTGGCCAAGGCCTCCGGCCTCGGCCGCGTCGGCAAGCCCTACGCCACCACGCGCCTGGACCTGTCCTCCGAAGCTGGCCGCAGGGTGGCGTAGGAGGATGAACGAGCGGCTGAACCGCGCCACGCGGCGCGAGACGATCGTGCCGGTGTTCCAGGGCGAGCCGCGCCACACCTGCGCGCTCTATCCCGATTGCGAGTGCGGGAGCGACTGCACCGCCGGCGACGAGCGCCGGCGGGCCATCGCCATTGCCATCGGCCTTGCCGTCCTCACCGCCGCGCTCGCCGCAGGCCTTGTAATATGGAGCCTCCATACATGAGCAACTTCAACTGGCTCTTCTGCCTCGCCATGTCGGCCAGCGTCTCTTTCGAGGCCTGGTTCGTTTGCCTGGTGCTGCGCTGATGGCTATTTCCGCACCAGATATCACCGCCGAGATCTATCGGCTGCTCGGCGAAAGCATGGATCCGCTGGAGCGCAGGAAGCGCATCGAGCAGCTGATCCACAATGCGCTGCACGGCACGATGCGGACTTTCGAAAGCCGCGTCGCCGCGCTGGAGGAGCTTGCGCACGAGCCGTTCGATTTCTCCGACCTGATCAGGCGTATCGAAGCTCTTGAGATCGACGGCCATCACGAAAAACGGATGGCCGAGGCCGAGGAATCTATCCGGCGCGGTGCTCGCACATCGAAACACCGGTTCAACCCGTCCTCCGAGGCCGAGCAGAGCGGGGCGTAGGAGGATGGCCAATTTGCGCGTCGAGAATCCAGCGACCACCGAGACCTATCTGAAGGCGCTTGCCGAGTGCGGCGTGAAGTTGCCGCTCAACGTCGGCGCCGAACTCGGCGTCATCTACGATGCCGAAGGCCGCGACGTCATCACGATCGACGTGAACAACGAACGCGCCGACAGCCAGGTCGAGACCATAGCGCTCTGGATTGTCCTTGCCGTCAACACATGCGGCGGGTTTCGGGCGGAGGCGCAGCGATGAGCGCCGCATCGGACCTGCACAACCTGCTTTCCGCCCGCTTCGTGCGTGACGTGATCGGCCCGTCCGTCAAGAACGGCGCCACCTACGCCGGGCTGCTGGTTCTCTTCGAGAGCGTCCAGTTCGAAGCGCTCGATGGCGCTGTGCAGGCTTTCCTCGCAGAGGCCGGCGACGACCGGCGCGACGCGGCGGCCATCGCCCTCGCCGCCGGCCAAGTCGACCGCCTTACCGCCGCGCCCGACCTCTATTCGGAGGACCTCTGGTGAGCGACCGCCCCATCCTTTTTTCCGCCCCGATGGTGCGCGCCCTGCTCGCCGGCAGGAAGACGCAGACGCGGCGCGTGCTTCGGGCAAGGCCAGGCATGACCATCGCCGACGCCACGGTCGACGCCGGCCCAGCCTTCGGCGGGATCGGCAGGCGGCTGGAATTGCCAGTCGATAAGCTGAAGGTGCCCTTCGCCGTGGGCGACCGCCTCTATGTCCGCGAGGCTTGGGCGACAGGCAGCGGCCCGAACGGACCACAGATCAGTTTCCGGGCGACACCGGATTTCTTTGACATCGACGCATGGGACGGTCCTAACGAAGGGGTAGGCCCGTCGTTCAACTATGATCATTGCCCCTGCGCCCATTTTCACCACTGGCTGCCGGACATCCTTTCCAATGATGGGCCATGGCGCACGCCGCTACACATGCCGCGCTGGGCTTCCCGCCTGACGCTGACCGTCACCGGGGTGCGCGTCCAGCGGCTGCAGGAGATCACCAACGAGGACTGCATCGCCGAAGGCGTTGATATCCATCCCAACGAAAATGCCCCTCGCATCGGCCCCGTGCTGGATGATTTTGCTCGGAAGCACGGTCTCATTTCTCACTATGGCGCACAGTATCGCGACCTGTGGGATCACCTCAACGCCGCGCGCGGCTTCGGCTGGGATGCCAACCCGTGGGTGATTGCCGTCAGCTTCGGCGTGGGTCGTCACAACATCGACGCCCACAATCCAACATCAGTTGCAACCAGAAGGAAACCAGCATGACAAGCGCAGTCCTGAAATCCATTGCCTCGCCGTCGATCCTGACCAAGGCCGATCCAACCAGCCCGGCCTTTCGCGTCGAAGGCCGGAACCGCATCTTCCTCAAGGCAGGCACGGTGATTGCCTTCGGCGCCGGCGGCGTCGAAAATCAGTCCGACCACGAGATCGCGATGCATGCGGGGGACCTGGTTGCCGGCCGCGACTTTGCCGTCTTCGCCAGCGACGAAGGCGTGGTGACGGCGGCGCCGGCCGGCGATGGCGTCGCCGAAGGCCTGATCCAGATTGGCGGCTTCCATTACGCGCCGGGCGGCAACGCCACCGGCCGCTCGGGCGGCGACGGCGAGCCGGCCATCAATCCCTATTCATGCTGGGATTTGACCTTCCGCCCGGCATGCCCGGATCCGCACGGCATGACGCTGGTCGACTTGCCGGACGATCGCCGGATCTGGGTCGACATCTACAAGCTGAACGTCAACCATCTCGCCGGCACAAGCCGTTTCGGCGTGACGATCGCCGATGGCGTCGACCTGCCGTTCCGCACCGACATTCCGGGCCATTGCGACAGGCTGGACTACGCGACCGCGGTCGCGATCTATGCGCATCATGGCAAGCAGTTGCTGTCCTATGACGAATTCCGCGCCGCCGCCTTCGGCGTCACCGAAAACACCAGCGCCGAGCGCGATCCAAAAATAACCGGGCTCGACGCCGCCCGCACCTCGCAGCGCGGCCTGATGCAGGCGACCGGCAATCTCTGGGATTGGGGCCATGACGGCGATCCGGACAATCCCCGCGCGTCCATTTTCGGCGGCTCGTGGTGGGACGGCGGCGACGCCGGCTCCCGCTACGCGTACCTCGGCAGCTGGCCGGGGAACTCGTGCGACAACATCTCCGCGCGCGGCCGCAGTGACCACCTGAAACCTGCCGCCTGACCGGCGCGAAAGCGCCGGTAGAACCGACAGCCCGGAAAATCGCCATGGCCATCATACGCGACGAGCATGCGGCCACGCCCGGGCTAGCGATCATCGACAAATACGAGGAAGCCGTGACCTATCTCTACCCGATCCTGCAATGCTGCCCGCGCGCGCATGGCAATGTCCGTGACGCGATGATGGCCGGCTTGTTCGATCAGGTCGGCCTGTTCTACCAGGCGGCGAAATCGCGGCAGCCTTCACGTCTTTATGCGGCGGACGCCAACCTGGCGACGCTGCGTTTCTGGTTGCGCTTCGCATCCGATCCAAAGCTCAGGATCGTCACCCCGAACCAGAGCCGGCATGCGCATCGCCTGCTGGCCGAGGTCGGCGCGATGCTGGGTCAATGGATCAAGGGCGCGAAGGGCAACGGATGAACGGGGACATGATGCGGCGCGCATCCATTTTCGGCGGCTCGTGGTGGAACGGCGACAACGCCGGCTCCCGCTACGCGAACCTCGACAACTGGCCGGAGAACTCGAACGACAACATCTCCGCGCGCGGCCGCAGTGACGGCCCATACCCGGCTCGGCGGCGGTCACGGCCACGCCGGCCCATCCACGTTGCGACATCCGCCTTGCGGCGGATGCGCATTGGTGGTCAGCCCGGTCATCCGGCTTCGGCGAACACATTGCACGGTCCGGTACAGCGGGGAGTAGCGGGCTTGCCCGTCGAAACCCGCGACCGGCAATTCAGCGGATGGCGACCCATGGGCAAGAAGCACCGCAACCTCATCGGCGCGATCACCGCCGACGCCACCATGCTCGAGGCGCTGCGGCTGACCAGCCGAGGCAAGCGGCTGACGCCGGCGCGGCTGGAATTCAAGGAGTTTTCCATCCTCAACCTCGACCGCCTGGCGCATGACATGGCGAGCGGCGCCTACGTCCAGGGCGCGCCGCGCGAGTTCAACATCTTCGATCCGAAGCTGCGCGTCATCTCGGCGCTGCCATTCCGCGACCGGATCGCCCAGCACGCCTTGTTCAAGATCATCGCGCCGATCTTCGAGGCGACATTGCTGCCGAACACCTTCGCCTGCCGGCCGGGCAAGGGCACGCACGCCGCGGCGATCAGGCTGCAGGCCGACATACGGCGACTGACGCGCCGGCATGCGGACGGCAATGCCGCGCCGCTCTTCGTGCTCAAGACGGACTTTTCCAAGTATTTCGCGTCGATCGACCGCGCCGTGCTGTGGGGCTTGATCGAAGCGAAGATTAGCTGCGGCGCGACGCTGCGCCTGATCGAGGCGATGCTGCCGCGCCATGGAATCGGCCTGCCGATCGGCAGCCTAGTGTCGCAGATTTTCGCCAATGTCTATGGCGGCATCGTCGACCGGCACCTGCAGCAGGATCTCGGCGAGCGTCACTGGTACCGCTACATGGACGACATGGTCGTGCTCGGCCGCTCCTCGGCGCATCTGCATGCGGTCAAGGCGTCGATCGAAACCCTCTCGCGCAACCAGCTCGGCTTGCGCTTTTCGAAATGGAGCATCCAGCCGGCAGGGCGCGGCGTCAACTTCGTCGGCTATCGCATCTGGGCCACGCATAAATTGCTGCGGCGCGACAGCGTCACCAGGGCGCGCCGCAAGATCAGGGCCTATCGCGCCGCCGGCGACGACGAGCGGCTGCACAGGTTCCTTGCCGCGTGGACGGGCCATGCCGGCTGGGCCGACAGCCGCAATCTCATGCGCAGCCTGGCGATCGAAGCGCGGGAGGACCGATGATCGACGAGGCCCGAATCATCCCCCGTTTCATGACCGATGGCGAGCTGCGCGCCTGGTTCGGCCTGTCCGAGCGCGCGCTGAACCGGCTGCGCGCCACGCGCGAATTTCCCTGTCGTGACCAGCAGATCGGCAAGACCGACCGCCGCTCGGTCGAAGTTTTCTTTGACCGGCGCGCCGGTTTGGATTCTCCTGCCCTCGCCGGCGGCAATCCCGCCGCCGTCGATGGAAGGGAATATCTCGATGACTGAACAGAGAAAGGACCGGCCGGGCTACAAATACCGGCCGCGCTCCGACGGCAGCCGCGCTCACTACTGGGTGCCGCAACGCGCCGTGAAGCATGCGCCGGCAGCGCTCGACCCGCGGCCGATCACCGGGGCGATGATCGAGGCGGCGCTTGCCGCCGATCCAGACCTCGCCGATGCCGACGCCGCGATCGCAAAATTCTGCCGCGACTGGACCGATGAATTGCGCGGCGACCTCGAGGTGAGGGCGAAGGGGCCGGTCTATGACGGCTCGGTCTCCTCGCTGATCCTCTACTATCGCACGCATGAAAAATCGCCATTCAAGAAACTCAAGCATTCGACGCGTATCCGCGACTATGAGCCGTCGCTGCGGCTGATAGCGAAAAGCGTCGGCGAGCGGCTGGTGCGCAACCTGGTCGGCTCGGATTTCACCCGCTGGTTCGAGTCCTGGGGCTCGAAGGGCCGCGCCAGGCGCGCCCACGGTGCGATCCGCAAGCTGCGCGCCGTGCTCTCCTTCGGCACTACCGAGCGACTGGACGGCTGCCGCCAGGCGCGCGAGATCCTGTCGCTGATGGAATTCGAGACGCCCGCCGCCCGCCGCGTCAAGATGGAGTACCGGCATGCGCTCAAGATCTGCGCCATGGCGATACGGCTTGAGCGGCCATCGATCGCGCTCACCCAGGCGCTGCAGTGGGACACGGCGCTCAGACGCATCCACATCATCGGCGAGTGGCTGCCAATCGAGCAAGGCGAGGCCGGCGGCATCGTGCGCGGCCGCACCAAATGGCGCGGACTGACGGTGGCCGACATTTCGGGCAAGCAGGTGCTCACCGTGCCGCTGACCAGCAAGGGCAAGGACGCCACAGACCACGATCTCGGCAAGTGCGCGCTGGTGCAGATGGTGCTAAAACGGGTGAGGCTGCCCGCCTTCGGCCCGCTTATCGTCTCGGAAACCACCGGACTGCCTTACCGGGAAAACTATTACGCCACCGACTGGCGCGAGATCGCCACGGCGGCCGGCGTTCCCGAAACCGTCTGGTCGATGGATGCGCGCGCCGGCGCGATCTCGGAAGCCGAGGAAGCGACCGACATCGAATCGGCCAGGAAAATGGCAGGCCACACCACGATCAAGACGACGCAAGGCTACGTGAGAAACCGCGACCTCGCCAACAACGTCAAGGTCGCCGAAGCCCGCGCCAGGCTGAGGAAGTGACACGGCAGTGACACGCGTGACACGGCGCCCGATTTTTAAAGAGATTTCATCAACGTTTTCAGTTGGTTGGCTGGAGCGGGTAGCGGGAATCGAACCCGCATATTCAGCTTGGAAGGCTCCTGGAATTTCAATGAAATCAATGCGCCGTGTCACTCGGCCTTTTAGGCGTGTCAGAAGCGGGCGCGGTTTTCCGCCGCCGTGTCAAAGCCCAGCATCGGCTTAGAAGGCCGAAAGAAGCTGAGGCTTTTCGGCGATAGTTCCAACTTTGCGCAGGTGATAGCATGCGGAACAATTCGGGAAACTTGGAACCGAAGGAGGACGGTGATGGGTCAATGGGAGCGCAGAAAGAGCGGGATGCGAAGATCGCGGATGAATGGAACGACACGATTGGTGAGCCTGGTGGCGATGCCTCATTTCGAGGAACCGCCGTTGTGGCTCGGCTTGTCGCGACGGCCATCCGCCAGTCCTGATACCCAAGGAGAAGATGCATGAGCGAGGCGTTTGAGATTTACGGCTATGGCGAAGATGGCAAGCCATTGAGGCGCCCGGCCGGGTTAGGCGCAGTGCTGACAGAAGCGCTCGCGGAATCACGCCGCCAGTACGATGCGTTTGTGCAAAGCTGCAATCGCATCACGGATCGTGAGATCGATGAAAGCGAGCGGAAGCGCAAACCATGATCCAGCGCCGGCCCGCCGTATCATCTCCCTGCTCTGGCTCTACTTGCTCGTAGGGGCTGGTGTGGCAGTGCTGGGATGGATGGGATTGATCGAAATTCACCAGTAGGAGAACGAGATGGCCGACACGCTTGGCGATTATCTGAAGGCACTCGAAGGCGTCGAGACCGGACGGCGCGCGCAGCCAGGACAAGCCGTCTATATCCGTATCGACGGCAACCGCTTCTCCAAGTTCACCAAGGGCATGGAGCGCCCGTTTGATCCGCGCATGTCGGCGGCGATGATCGAGACCACGAAAGGGCTGGTGACTGAGTTCGGTGCCGCGCTTGGCTATACCCAGTCGGATGAGATTTCGTTGGTGCTTTGGGAAGACGCGCCGCAGAGCGAACTGGCCCACGGCGGCAAGTTTCAGAAGCTGGCGAGCCGCACGGCGTCAAAGGCCACGCATCTTTTCTACAAGGCGGCAAGGGCCGCTGGCTTGGTCGAATTCATCGACCGCCAGTTCCCCGAGTTCGACGCGCGCGCCTTCGCATTGAGCAAAGAGGATGCCGGCAAGGCCATCTATTGGCGCGAGATGGATGCCAGAAAGAACGCGGTCCAGATGACGGCGCGTTGCCACTTCTCGGCCAAGGCCCTGCACCAGAAGCATATGGATGATCAGTTGGCGATGCTGGCCTCGGTCGGTGTTGACTTCGACGCTCTGCCATCATTCTTCCGGCGAGGAACGCTGATCAAGCGGGTGACAACCGTTCGCGAGATGACCGAACAGGAGTTGGCTCGCATACCCGAACAGTACCGACCAGTCGGGCCCATAGAGCGCACCGATGTCGTTGAGGTGCCGATGCCCGATCTGCGCGGCGCCGACGACAAGAGCGCGTTGCTCCTCCCCGCTATCGCTTAAACGGGCTCGTCAGATCGCCAGTCGGCCGCTGGTCCACATGAATGGTGATGCCGACGTTCTTGGAGCCGCAGACGGAGCATTTGAGCAGCGGGACCAGGCTATCGTGCATCGTCCCATGATCCGGCCCGAGCTTGGCCTTCAGCGCCACCAGATCGAGTTCGCGGCTTGGGCTATAGCAAGTCGGCGACTGACAGTGCGCCATGATGCGCTCGCCGCGGTCGATGCGCTCCTGGATGGTGCTCACAGATCACCCCTGCCCGGCGGGATGACTTCCAGCTTACAGCGTTGCCCGTCCTGCTCGAGCGATCCCACCAGATAATTCGCCTCGTCGCGATCCTTCGTCCTGAGCAGGATGCGGATCAGGTTCTGGCCGCTCTTCTGCTTCTCGACAATGCTGACTTGGTAGATCGTGCCTTCGCTCATGCGAGCGGATATAGCGTGGCCCCAGACGCACGAAAAGGCCCGCGCATCCCCGAAGGAACACGCGGGCCGAGGCAAGCGCATGGCGGCGCTTGGGAGGTTCTAAGGGTCTGGCGTTAACGGTGCGACCGCGACCGGCGCCGGCGTGATCATGAAGCGCACAGGCGGCGCATCGACCACGATGGGGTAGGCCAGTTTCTGGAGAATGTTGCAGGTGTACGTGAAACGCGCGTCGTAGCGCGCCGGGCCTACTGAGGCCGCCAGGGGCACGGTGATCGAGCGATGATAGGTTTCGCGACCCTCCGGCGGATAGCCCTCGATCAGGGCCTGCTTGCCTACCGTATAGGTCGACGGGACATGCACGTTGCCGTCGACGTCGGTGATGTAGCGCTCGACGCTGGCCGTGCAGACGCGGTTCTGGACGACCGTGTATTGGACATCGAGAACGCCGCCCTGTGGCACTTCAGCCGTCAGGGCCGTGGCGACTTCGAACACGGTCGGAGGATCACGATCCAGCATCGACGATATCGCTGCGGCAATGCCGACGCCGGCCAGACAGGCCAGGATGAAGATTGTGGCCGACGGCGCGTCCATCTTGTGCCGGAAGGATTCCCACGACCGCCATAGCCTCATGGCTTGCTCCCGGACGACGCGAAGTAGGCGAGCACCTGGTTGATCGCCACCAGCGTCCCCGCCACCAGAAGCAGCAGCTTGGTCGAGGTCCGCGCGATCCAGCTTACCTTGGTCCACAGTTCGACGACCTGGAACCCGGCCTGGAACTTCTCCTTTTCCAGCGCCAGGAAGAGGTCGAGGCGATGGCGCTTTTCCTGCGACAGCTTGCCGGCCCACATAAGAGCCATTCGTTCTTCGGTGTTCAGGCGATCCAGCCATAGGATGGTGTCCTCATCGAGGTCGATCAGCCGGCGCGGTAGCTTTCGCTCTTCATCGTCATCGGCCATTCTTTGTCACCCGCCCATGCACTGCTATGTGAATTGCATGCCGCTCAGTATCTCACGACGCCGAGAAGCAAGAGCACGATCAGGATGATGACGATCGCGATGTTGAGGGCCGGCTGCGGCAGGCGTGAACCCGCGAGCTTGTCGCCGAAATAGACGATCAGGACGATGAGCAATACATCGAAACGCTGCAGCATGGGTCTTCTCCGTCAGTTGAGTCTCAGGGCAATGAGGCGGGCGCCTGGTTGTCCCATTCGATGATCTTGTCCACCTGAGCCGAGCACTTGATCAACCCAGCCTCGTTGATGTCGCCGCGGTCGAGCAGGTCGCCGGCGGATTTGGCGCCGCGCAAACGATCACCAGCAACAGCACCCTGCTTCGTCCATATCTTCTGGCATTTGCGCTTCAGCACCGCCGGGATATGCCGCTCGACGGGCCGAAGTTCAGTGATGACCTGCGGCTTTGGATTCGTCGTACAGGCTGAGCAAATCAGCAGGGATAGGAGTGCTGAGAAAATCGTTGACCGTCGCATTGTGCGCCCTCAAGTCGGAAAGCTTGGTTGCCACGTCCAGAGTGGACTGGTTCGCGGTGTCGATCTGATCCTGAAGCTCGGAGACCAGCTTGTCGGACCTGGCCGCGTCGGCTTCCGCCTTGAGCCTGGCTGCTTCATTGTTCTTGTTGGTGGTGACGGCCAGATCGCGATCGCGGACAGCGGCATCGCGCGCGACAAGTGCATCTCGCGCCGCGACCTTGTAGTGATAGGCGACCAGCCCAAGGCCCATGAAGGCGATGATGACGGCGCCCAGGATGATGAGACGAGCCTGGATCATGCCCACACCATGTAGATCGCGGCGGCAATGGCGAGCATGACCAGATAGGGCACGCTGCGCTCGAACAGGTAGACCAGCCCGTAGGCGCCGATCCTGCCCCAGAAATCTGGATTGTTGCCGCCACCACCCATCAGATGCCGCTCACGCAAAGCTCGGCCTCGCCGATGCGGCCGGCGTCGCCCATCTCGCGGCGCTTGACCAGGCCGATGACCACGCGGCCGCCGGCTTTGTTGAACGCGGTCGCCGCGATGCAGCTGTCGTGGAACATGTTTCGGATGCCGAAGTCCGCCGCGCGGGAGTTGCAGGCCGCGCGGGAGCCGATGTTCCAAGCCAGGCTGTCCATCATGGCCCGCCACGAGATCGGTTTGCTGTTGAAGCCGGGGATGCATTTAACCAGCGCTGGCCGGAATTCCTGCGTCATGCGCCTTTCCAGGCGGGCCTTGCAGCCCTTCGGCGTCTCGACCATGCCGGGCTTCACGTTCTGCGTATCGCCGGCGCAGATGGTCCAGATCGGCGGATCGGCCACGCGGTCGAGGTAGGCCTTCAGCACCTCGCCTTCCCAGGGGTTGACCAGGTAGTCCGAGGCCAGCACGACGTCATCCGGCGTGCCGTTGATGTAGCGGACGCCGCCGATGACGACGGCGACCATCGCCATGACTGCGGCAATTGCGTTGCCGGCACGACGGCTGGGCCGGATGCTATTGATCGGCATCGGTGTCTCCTGAAATGCTTTTTTGCTTTGTGACGCGCAGCACCGGCACGATCGCCGCCGCGATGCCAGCCGCGGCCGTCAGCACGCCATTGGCGACGATGAGCTGACGCGACGGGTACATCTGCGTGATGGTGTAGAAGTAGAGGCTGGTCGCGATGCCGCTGAGGATGGCGGCGGCGATGCCGGCCCAGACCGCCCAGCTTCGAAAGAGGACGGTCCGCCAGTTTTCAACAAGGCGCATGGAAGTGCTTTCCGTGATCGCGGAAGTTGCAGTTTCAGATTTTGCGGAAATCGACCTAGGCGGTGGGCGACACGCGCCGGGAGCCGAGGGACCGAATAGGCTTTTCGATCAGCTCATAGGACGCGCAGGCAAT